ATATTGTGCCTCCTTGCCCTCCTGATACAAAACCCATAAGGGCTTGTGCGCCCACACCGTCCATAGGAGCTGTGCCTAAGTACTTAGTAGCCTTATTTGTTAGATATTGTTCGAAACCCTCCGTGCCTCCCTCTGTTACTGCGGACACCCCTATTTTTGAGAACGCAGAAGGCACTATACCAAGACTGTTCTTAACTCCTTGACCTATGGCAAGCTTACCTAATATAGCATCAGATATACCTCCAACAGATCCTGCTACTTTTGCGTACTGACCGCCTTTTTCTTTCAATGCGGCTACAGCTTTGTCTTCATCACCATCAAATTTCTTGACCAATGTGTTAAAAGCATCTGTTTTTGCTAACGTCCCGTCCTTATACGCTTTATCTATCTTTGCGTCTATCTCCTGTCCTGACTCCTCATACGCAGCGGCTCCGCTAGCTCCTAAAGCTGCTGCCCCTCCAAGCACAGGGTTTATCGCCACAAGAGCTATATCGGTTGCTATATCAGGTAGATCTTGCGCCCCTGTCATCATAGTTGCGACTATGTCCGTGCCGAAAGGTCTACCTGCGCGGTCTTTAGCCACTCCGTTAAATATATCTTCTAAAGTCGTACCTGGGGCAGGTAAAGCTAACTTTTGCCTATCTGCCATCTCTTTGGATATAAACGTCCCTGCTTTCTCAGACTCATCTAAGAGATACTCTTTGACAGGTTTAGCTAACTCAGAAAACTTTGTGATTTGTTTTTGTTTATCCCTATCAAAAGGATAGACATCAAGCCCTGTAAATGTTTCTACAAGATCAGCTCCTGCAAGAGCTATAGACAAACCACTTGACGGAGTTATACTAAAGTTTGAGTTTAAGAACTCTGCAAACTCATCTATACCCCTGCCCAATCCCCCTGCGGTTAAAGCAAATTCTTCTAAAGCCCCTTGTTTTAAGTTATACCCTAGATCTTTAGCCATCTGTATGTAGGGTGCGTAGTACGCTTTTTTCTCATCTTTTGAAAGGTTAGCAAGGGTTGCTTTATATTGACCCAATCTGTATTGATCCATGAGTTTGGCTATATCTGAAGACTTTCCTAACTGCACACCCGTGGTACTCAAAAACTTTTGCTTTTCCTCTTCTGAAATATTTGGTGCTTGTAAGTTTTGTGGTGAGTAAGGCAAGTCTTTCTCTGTAATACTTGTGTCTCTAAACTTATCTAATGTTTCTTTGCTAGGTAACACTGCTTCAGTTAAGAACTCTCCTGTATCCATAGGCAGTTCTTCTACAGGGTCTATAAAGTCTTTAACTTTTGTCCTTACAAGGTTTCGTAGGTCAGCTGTAGCTGTGTTGCCCAGCTCTTGATTTATGGCATCGTAGACGTTCTCGCCCTTTGCACCTGCAACTAACGCTGTAGAAACAAGTTTAGATACGTCGCCAAGAGCTTCAGGAGTTAATTCGTTCCCTCTCTCCAGTACAGGATTAATAATTGTATCTGATATTGCAGCTATAGATGCAGCTTTTACACCATCCTCACCCATAATTTCTGCTGATATGCCTGTTTTTAAAGACTTATCTAGTGTTTTACCTAGATCAGTAGAAGTGTCTATACCTAAAGAATCGACTATTGTATTCGTTGTATTAGAAACTATTTTAGAGCCTTTCAACCCTGCATCCAAAACAGCAGCTCCTATATCACCCCCGTTTGTTACTACATTTACACCTGTATCAGCTATAAAGTTAGCCACAGTAGACCCCACTTTGTCTGTTAAAGCTTCAGCAGCTACCTCTCCTACAGCGTCTGCTGCACCTGCGGCTACAGTAGATATAACAATAGTTTTTAATACGTCTTCAGGGTCAGCTCCCTCATCTATAGCGTCTGCACCGTTAATTATAGGCACAGCCCACGAGTTACCTGATACCACTGCTGCTACGTTTACAATAGTTTTTATCTCGTCACTTTCTAATATGGCTTCGCCCACAGGACGTAACACGTCAGCTGCAGCATCAGCAACTGGTCTCACAACATCTCCTACTGCATCCGCTACAGGTCTAACTACGTCTCCAATACCATCTGCTACTTCTTGTATAAAATTTACCATTACGCAGCCTTCATAAGAGGTTCTTTTCCAAATTTGATAAACATAGCATGCCCATCTCTATTTTCTAACTCTACAATTTCTAATTTTGTATCTTTTTCTTCTAGTTTTTTCTTTAACACACGTAATCCTGGTAGTAATTTTTCATTCCTTATTTGTGCGCTAGCGAAAGCAATTCCCTTTTTTTGCAAAAATGCTACATATTTATACATATTATCCAGAACATTGCGTCCCACGTCCATATTATACAGCCTAATATACATGTTGTTTTTTTCAGGAGTAAACACACCTACAAATATGCTATTGCCTATCTGCACAGTTTGCACATTTTTACCTTCTATCTCTTTAAGAATCGTAGCCACAGCTTGGCGCATGGTGATGTTTTCTGGTATTTGTCCTGAACTCTTAAGATTAACTATAGAACCAAACAATACTTGGTTATAACTTAATTTATCTTTTTTGCTATCTTTTAGCTCCACTACGTAATCTCCAGATAACTTGCTACCACGTGTAGTCTGTTTGCCGTTGCTGCTGTCACTTTTAATATCTCTGATGCTTGCACAACAAGAGGAGCTGTTAGGAGTTCTACTGTGCCATTTGCACCTACAGCTTTTACTTTATATATACTAAATACGTCTGACCCACTTGTTATGGTCAATGTTATTGTATCCCCACTGCCTGAGTCATCAGATACCAAGATAGATTTCATAATAGCTGTGGTGCTTGTAGGGCATGAATACAACGTAGTTATATTGGTGCTTGTGAGGTCTACTTTAGAGTTTTTATAGTTATTTGCCATTAGCTAATAAACCACGCCTGTGCATCTGATTGTTCTTTTAACGTATTCTTCCTAAACTGCTCGTCTATTTGGTTAAAATACAGGCGTAGCGCATCGTTTAGCTTCATAGCTTCTTCTCGACTGTACTCTGCCCTTGGTAGGGGTAACGCAGGAGCGCGAAAAAGCACTTCATAATCTGTTAAATCTATACTCATTATCGTCTCCCATCAGGTCGCATATCCAATCTAGGAGAGCCAAGCTGCCATTGCACCCCTACAGTATTAGATTGTATCTTTAAATTAAGTTGCCGTCCCCTAATACGCACATCAAGCTGGTCCGTAAATGTCTCTACAGGTGATGTGGCAAAACGTGTTACTGTGCCACTACTGTTTCCGCCTTCCGATGGGGTAGACTTAATACCTGACCCAGAGTTCGTTAAGGGGTCTAATGTCAGTGTTACAGAAGGACTAACCGCTGTAGAACCATCAAACGTTACATCAGGCATAATTCTATTTACTAAAAACAATCTGTGTCCATCATCAAGATCAAAATCTGCAGATGTTATAAATGCCGTTATAGCCGCAGGTGTGGTTGTTTCGTTATCATCTAATCCCTGCTCATGTTCCACTAATTTACCTGATGTAGTCGCTGCAAGTGGGTGATCTCTTGCTCCTGAATCCACCCATGCTGTGCGTGTTAAGTTTCCAAAATACCACACATCCTCAGAATAGTTATATATTACATACCTATTTGGCACATCTGATCCTGTTGCGCAATAGAACCACCATATTTCATTAAACGACTCGTTCGTACCTGCAAATACTTGTTCGTACTGGTCAGCGTTAAAATCATTAAACACATAACGACGTAGATCACATTTCAGTGTTTCTGTTCTACCATCATACTTATAGAACTTATCTGTACCCATCCAGTAAGCTATACCATTGGCATACGCCACAGCGTTTTTGGAAGCTATGGATATATTTTTACCAACTAAGTTAGCTCCCCACACTATAGGCGCACCAACATACTGCAAGCTGTATAATGCGGCATCTGTCCAAACTAACACCGCCTGACGTGAGTTTGCGCCTGTTACAATCTTTGAGCCTTGCGATAGACGTAAGCTACCTGCCTGATTAGTTGCTGAAGGCGTCCAATCTACCAAGCTTTCTTGGTCAGACCATCTAATCAGTAAAGGGTCTAAATCAGCCGCTCCAAAGGGGTTGGCTCCTAGACAAAAAACAAAACGACTTACATCAGACACCACTAAGTTGTTATGAGAAGTGGGAACTCCTGATGCACCTGCTAAACCAGACACAAGCACTCCTCTGGTGGACGTGCCATTTGTAGCGTCCCATGTGTATAACTTGCCTCCATCAAACCCTAATACTAAATCCTCGCCAAAATTCTGCTGATGCCACAAACGAATACCAAATGTGGTTGATCCACCGTTACCCCATGTTGTACCTGTTTCATTCCAAGCCCCTCCGCCCCAACCTGTTAGTGCGGCTTGTCCTTCTTTTCCTATATTTTCTTGGTACTCTGCTGTTTGACTTGAGCTAGTGTAATCAAGGTTAGCTGCGCCTGTAGAGGTAGCTGTAGCAGTAAACGTGTATACATTTGCTGACGTGACACCCGTTATTTCATGTTCCTTATTAAGTACGGCTGCTGTTATCCCACCTCCTAATGTAGTAAACCCAGCAAAGGTTACAAAATCTCCTATCTCTGCCCCATGTCCAGTATCGGTTACTGTTATGGTTGTTGACCCGTCAGTTCTGGCAAGATTAATTGTACTAACACTAGCTGTTGTGGTTTTACGCACGGGGGTGATGTCGTAGTATCTGCCTCCCTCTTCCACATAAAATTTCTTATGTGTGCCAATACCCACCAAAGGTATGTTACCAAGTGTTGTCCATGCACGTAAAGAACGAGCTTTTCCGTCAAACGTGTTATCAGATATACGTGTCCACCCACCTATTTTTTCAGGACTGCCCTGCCTAAATCGTATCTTGTCACAGTCAAACCACCCACCCTCGTTAGTGTATCTAGTACGTTCTCTATTGACTCCAGGTTTAAATGTTATCTTCTTTAGAGACATTAACTTAACTCAAAGTGTGGTCCATCTATAAATGGGCGACGACCTTGCGAACGACGTAAGTCTATGTAGGCGTTCATAGCTTCTTCAGCTGTACCTTCCCAGTCACGGAAGTCATCTATATGCCATGCCGCGCCCCACTTAATTTTAACACCTTCTCGTACAGCTGCTTCTTTCATTGCATCGGCTATGTCATCGTACAGGTTCAACTCCCAACTCGCCCGTCCAGAAACATAAGCCATTAAGTCGACAGCATCTCCTGTAAGGTGTTTAGACTTCATCGTCTGCGATGCCCCACGGGCTACGAGGTCAGCCTGTTCTGCCTCGGTACGGAGACCACAGATCACTCCGAAGTCGACGTTACACACTGTGATGGCATGCGTAACAACTGAGTGCATTTCTGCTTTTACTCCATCTAATCGTCCTAAACTTCTCTGTGATAATTTAAACGCCATCATTTTCTCCTTAATTTAGTAAATGATCGTAGTCCAAAGCTAGCAGCGATACTTGCATACATGCCATACGTTACCCACTCAGGACATTTTTCAAGGTTCTCAAAGCCTTTTGCCATATACTCTTGTATGCCCCACAAAGGTATAAAGTTGGCAATAAGTATGGCTACAAACACAACAGTCCACAGCTCGTCTTTCCACGAGTTTTTAGACGCATCCATTGCGATTGTTTCCCAGTTTGCCGTACCCTCTGCTATTTTCTGTTCTTTCATAGCTTTTGCCTTCTGAATCTCTGCTTTTGAGTCTAGAAAGCTAGTGCCTAACCCAACTATAGAACTA